CCCGTCTTGGAGACAATGTCCGACAGCTTGGTGTTGCCGTACACCTGCTCGAAGCGCGGAGCACGGCCCTCAGCGACGCGCAGGTCGTGAGCCTTACGGTGCATCTGCTTCGTGAGCAGGCCGTCAATGGCCTCCTCGTAGTAGGTCGTGGCGGCCTTGGCAGCCTCAGCCTGAGTGACGCCGCTGCGACGGAGCTTGTTGTACGTCTTGGTGACCTTGCTCGCATGGAACAGGAGGTCCAGAGGGACACCGATGATACCACCCTCAGCCAGGTTCTTGAGGCGGCCCTCGAACTCGCTGTCGTCCTCGTCGGTCTCGAGGTAGCGGCTGACGTCGTTCTCAAAGGCAGTGCCCTTGACCAGGTCGCTCAGGCGGCCGCTCGATCCCTCGAACACGGTGAAGTCGACAAGTGCTCCCGCGGCCACGTCTCCAGCGATGGAACCGCTGCCAAGGAAGCGGCCAACCTTGCCGAGCTGACCGATCTTTCCAAGGCGAGTCAGGCCAACGTACGGTACGACGAACTGGGTCAGGCCCTCGATCAGGCCGCCACTGATCGTGGAGCTTTCCCCGAGCAGGCGCTTGTCGTAGTTGGGCAGAGCATCGCCAACGACAGTGTCAGCCAGACCGTAGACAGACTTGATCGCCCCCTCGAGGCCCCGAACAGGAGCAAAGAGGTTGTCTAGAGTCAGGTCGGTGTAGTCTTTGGTGCTGAAGCCTCCACCCGTCTCGGGGGCACTCGGAGCCTCTTGGTAAGGATAGGTCCCGGTGATCCACATGGTCCGTCCAGTAGTGTTGTCTTGCATCTTAGCGACCTATGCGAGCTTTCACGGCAGCGAGTTGTGCCTCAAAGAATTGGGTGCGTACTTGTTCACTTTCAGGGTCCAGGCCAACGGCCCTCATGACCGAAGCGATTGTGGCGCGGACTTCAGGATCTACGTCGTAGCGATCCAGTAACTGCGTCTTTATCAGCTCGCTGGTGCCACCGTAGTCCATGAATAGAGGCGTGGTCATGGGGTTTAAGGCGCTCGGGTTGAATGGGGCGTACCCAGCCTTACCTTCAATCCCGATAGCACCTCGCAGCACTTCACTGGTCGTCACCCCAAACAACGCTGCGGCCCGAGTTGCGGCCTCCCTTTTGACCCTGATCGTGGCTTTGGGATTTGAGTCAAGGACGTCTTTCACCGCTTGGGCCCGACTGAAGTCCCAACTCTTGCGGACTTCGTTTAGGCCCCTGGTGTAGGCTTCAATCATGTCTGCTTGCTTGATGCCCCCATGACCATCAAGTGGAAGAAGAGACATGGTGGCGAGAACCACCTCGACCTCTTCATTGTTGATTCCAAGCCAGCTATCGAGACCATCAGAGAGCTTCTCACTGACGTGCTCTCCCAGCCGAGACATCGTGTCGACGTCCTTCGAGGACTTGTTCTTACGCGCCTCCAGGAAGGGACGCAACTGCTCAGAGAAGCGTAGGTCCCGCAGGGCGACAGCATTCATCTCAGCAGCAGCCTGCTTAGTAGCCTCCTCAGGGGAGTACCCAGCGAGCATGGCCTCTTTGTACTTCTTGTCTCCAAGCACGTACAGCTCCGTTTGGAATGCACCGAATTCGGGGGCAGCCTCCATGTCGCCTTCTTCTCGCAGGAGCTGCCCGAGGCTCTCAATCGCCGTAAAGGTCGTGCGCCCTTCAAGCGTGGCAGTCTGTAGGTTCTTCTCAAACCGGTTGTAGTTGCTACGGAGGTCTTCAAACCCAACCAACTCGCTCCGACTGAGGTACTTCTCAGCCTCAGCCCTCTGCTCAGGTGACGCCGTGGACGACGGGTTGACAACCAGGTCGAGCAGGGTCTTGCGGGACTTCTCCACGTTGGCCGACCAGGTCACCGTAGCTTCCGTGGCGGCCTTCTTGCTGGCCTCCAGGGCGAGTTTCACAGCGGCTTGGCGTCGATCAGCGGGCAGCTTGTCGGCCGCCTGCAGCTCGACAGACAGGTCGTTGCGAATGGACAGGAGACGCGACTCCAGCTCATCGACACCCGCGGTGTTGCGGCCGATGCTCTGGATCAGGGTAGTCAACGGCTCCACCGCCTTGTTCACACCGGGGTCGTGGTCCTCCAACGCCTGCTGCTTCGACTCATAGTCGTTGTGAGTGCGGATGAGCATCGGGCCCTGATCAAGGGTGACACTCCCATTGGCCATCGCCGCGATGATCTCCCCGCGGGTGGTAGTGCCATTGAGGATGCCCACGTACAGGTTTCTGGCCACCGTCTGGTCGTCACCGCTCAAGGTCGTGCTCAGTTGCTGGAGGTTCGCGATTATCCCACCGATGATGATCATCTCCTCGGCAGGCATCTTCTCCTGAGCTGCACGTTGTTGGAACCACTGACCGAGGGACTGGATTTCAATTCCAGAGGCCCTGGCTTCATCGATCAAGGTAAAGCCCTTCTTCTCGATGAGCTGCCTGCGGTCAACAGAGTTCTCCCGATCAGCGTGGTCGGCTTGCTGTTCAATATCAGCGAGGGCACCCTCCAGGCTCAATGCCAGCTCTTGGTTCTGCTCGAGCGTCGTCTTCCCGAACCTGACCTCCCCGGCCGTCTCGATGATCGCTCGGGCCTTCTCAAACATCCGCTGACGGCTCAGGGGGTCCGTGCTACGACGGGCCTCCATCACAATCACCTGGGCTCGGGTGATGGCAGCTCGGGCCACAGCGGCCTGGACATCAGGCATACCCGCTTCACGGGCACTCTGGATCTCGCGGTCGAGCAGCTCAGAGTTCTGACCTTCATTGACAGTGAGGTCTTCGAGCAGGGTCCCAAACTTGTTCTGGATCTGAGTGAGACGCCACTGCTTGAGCTTCTCAGCTCGGGCAATGACAGCCTGAGACCGCCAGTTGTCCGTGATGTTGTTGCGGTTGGCCGCAGCCACTTGCTGAGCATAGAAGTCAGTGAAGATCGGGTTGCCCGCGATCTGCTCAGACCACACCTCGTTGGCGATCTCGTCAGCGTCCTTGGCGGGGTCGGCGAGCAGGTTGCCCTCGTCGTCCTCGATCCGCGTGTACTCCTCCATGCGGAGGTTGAGGGCATCCCGGTACTTCGCCAACTGGCCCTCAGCAGCCAGCTCAGAGATCTGCCGATAGAAGTGAGGGATCGCCCACTCGGGGATCTCCTTCTTCCTGGCCATCGCAGCGATCTTGTCGCGGGAGTCCTTGTCCTGCAAAGCACCGACAGTACCCGCAGGGTCCGTAGCAAACGTACTCGCGCCCTTCTGCTGTGCATCCGTGGAGACCTCCTGCCCGATGGCCTGGGCCATGTTGGCAAAGGAGTTCGACAGGGGCGACAGATCCAAGATCTGCTGCATGGCAGGGCCCTGGATGATGGGCGTCATGAAGCTGTCCACAGGGGTTGCCTGCGGACGCAACTGGCCCTCATCCTGAGGTCCTTGGATCACGAAGCGACGAGCCATTCTATTGAACCTTGTTCTTCACGTAGTAGGTGGTGGCGTCCATGGATGCCTCCCCGATGCGCAACAGCGCGCCCAGGTAGTCAGGAGCCTGCACGGGCTTGGGAGCCGAGGCAGCGATGGCGGCCTGTTGGTTGGCCCGAACGGCGTCCATGTCCAGCTTCAACTGAGCACTCGCCCAGGTGGCGTTGCGGATCTGCGTCTGACGGAACCCCAGCTCTTGCTGACGGTACTCGTCGAGCAGGGCCGACACACTGTTACCAGCCGTGCCAACCTCTCCAGCGGACACACGGGCAGCCGCCGCGGCCGCCGCAGCCTTCCGACTGTTGGCGTCAATGGCTTGGGACGCCGCAGCGTTCTCTTGGTTCTGGCGATTGAGCAGTGCGCTGTACTGGCTGACAGCCGCCGCAGTGGCGTTGGCCTGGACTGCCGCGGACTGCTGCTGCTGCCACTTGGCCTGAGCAGCGGCGTTCTGCTGTTGCTGGACGACACCGTAGACGGTGCCCAGCGTTGAGATTCCAAGCTGCGTAGCTGCCGCCGTGGCAGGGGCCATAGCCCCGAGGGCGGTGATTAGAGCCGGGACGCACATGGTTAGAGGATCATTCCTAGGTAGTAGTTGTTGAGGAGAACTTTGGTTGGGCGGAATCCCATTCGGAGTGCCCACTTGATGTGGGTGGTGTTCCTGATGTCGAAGTAGTTGAAGACCACAGGGCTGTGCTGCTTGATCTGCCCGAGCCACTTCTTGGACTCAATGAAGATCGACTTGTGGAAGGACTTCATAGCCGGGGTGCCGAGCATCCAGGGGAACGCTGTGCCGCCCTGGAAGAGGACACCTACGATCATGAACGGGACGCCCTTGTGCTTGACCACACGCGTCCCAGGAAGGTCCTTGACTCCCTCGAAGATCTGGCGAGCAGGCAGACCATGCGGATTGAACGGGCTCTCAGCCACCTCCCGCGCATCCTCAGTACGCAGGTTAGCGGCCAGGAAGTCCAAGTCCTCGTCGGTGGGCACCGAGATCGCTATTGAGCCCGAGGGAACCGGGTAGTAAACTCCGCGATCCATTCGGCTCCAATCAGTGTGCTCGGCCATGGGGTGTTGTTGGTGATGGTTACGGTGAATTCGTCGTTCCTGGCAAAGACCGGGAACCTGTACTGACCTTGGTCCAACTTGACCAGGGCGTTGCCGCCGCTGTTCCCCAGCGTTCCAGAGAACAGCATAGTTGATGCCGTCTCGCTGTCAATCTGGACGTCCACAGTGAAGTGGTTGGTGTTGACGTAGCGGATGGTGCCCCACTTAACCTGGTAGCGTCCTTCAGCGATGGGGATTCGACCACCGTTGGTAGCTTCCTCACGGAGGTCGGCTTTACCAAACTGGTAACGCATGGTGTAGAGGCTACCAAGGATCATGCCCGTGGTGGCCGTCTGGTTGTTAGGTAGGCTGACCGTAGGGTTGGCGAACGGTAGGCCAGACACAGGGTCGGTCGTCTCGATGGTCGGGGAGGTGTAGCTCCCGATGGCGAACGTGATCACAGGGACGAACGGGGCATCCAGGTTGTACGACGCAGGCAGCGTTATGAAGGTTTTGTTTCCGGCAGGGTAGTACGTTTTGGTTGCGCTGTTCAGACTAATCTGGCGGTCCATCAGGGGAGCCGTGATCGTGCTGAAGTCGTCAGTGCCAAACTTGAAGTCCATGACCTCCAAGGCACTGGCGCTGTCCAGGCCCGCCATGATGTACAGCTTGTCACCGTAGAACTGGCAGCTCAGGACATCCCGGTCGAACGTGTACTTCGACCAGGCCGCTTGGAGCACGCGGTCCCCGTCGATGAAGTATTTGTAGATGAACAGTGACGTCGGCTCTGCCGAGCTGAGCACAACGATCACACGCTCGCTCTCGCAGGCAGTGATCGTGGTGACACCCTGGGGGATGTACCGCGGGATCTGCAGGCTGATGTTCTGGGCGATGTAGCTTCCCTTGGCAATGTCGCTGGGGTCAGCGATCTGCTGGTACTCCATCAGCGAGGCCCACTCCTGTCGGTCTGACACGAAGTAGGCGTTCTTGCCCACGACAATCGGGGCGACAGCCGTGTTGATCGGGTAGCTCGTCACGAACTGGATGCTCGCCGTCTTGGGGGTCAAGATCGGGTCCCCGCTCACGACGAACTGGGCCTGCTCAGCGAACACCAGCAGGCGCTCATTGAGGGGCACCGCGTGCTGGAGCTTGGCAACCTCAGTGTGGGCCGCCTGGATGTCGATCACGTCGCTGTCGAGCAACTGCCGTACGGTCGTGCGGAAGAAGTTGCCGTAGATGCCTGCTTCGCTCATGCAGACGGAGCTTTCCGTCAGGATGCCAAAGCGGTTCTTGTGGAAGAAGATGTCGGTGATCGGCTTGCCAACGAAGCTGGGGGCGGGGTTGGTCTCAATGTCACCGGTCTGGCACTCCAGCCAGGGGTACTCCTCGAGCGAGAAGTAGATGGCGAAGGGGACAGTGGTGACGGTTCCCAGTGCATCGTCCTGCTTACGGATCAGGACCAGCGGCATCTTCTTGAGAGCAACGGGGCGGTCAGGCCCAACGGCCTCACGCCACTCGCCCTCCCCGAAGGTGTTGGGTACGGGGGTCACGAAGCGAACATAGAAGTCATCCTCGTTCGCTTCCACGGCTCCCTGCACTTGCAGGACGGTGCCGTCCAAGCATCGAGGAGGCAGCTCATCAAAGTTGTCCACGGTCAGGTGGTAGCCCTTGAGGGCGGTGTCCCCAACTGAGTCCGACGTGAAGATGCGGGTGATGTTGGCCGTACCATTGGTGATCTTGAGCACGCTGCCCGAGCGGGTAACCGTCCAGCCGCCACCATCGAGCTGCGTCCGAAGCTGCTCAGCGATGTCGTCGGTCTTGATCGAGTTGTACTCGGTGCCAGTGGACTCAGTGACGACGGTGACCGTAGCCGAACCAGTACTGTTGTTGACCACAGTCGGGGTGAAGGACACGCCCGCCACGTCGGCCTTGATGCGAAACGCAGGCGTGGTGCTAGGATTGGTAGCCGTGACAATGTCCTCCATCGAGTCCCCGCCGACTGCGGAGTTAATCGCTGAGGCGATGGCGGCCGCCGCCTGAAGCGCGGTGGGGCTGCCAGTGACGGTGTAGGACTTGGTGTAGCCCAGGACAGTGACCGTCCAGACGGAGCCGTTGGGTCCCGCCGCGCTTAGAGAGACGTTCCACTCTTCCTGGACAGGACCAGCCGCAGTGCCGTTCCAGGTGGCCACTTCAGCGGTCTTGCTTGCAGAGGCCGTCGACACTTCCACACGGTAGTTGGTCTTGTAGTTGCCCTGACGCACGTACAGGTACGCAGTCCGAGCATCCTGGGTAGGGGAGGGGTTGCCAGAGTCGACCTCTGGGACAATCGACGTGTTCACCAGGAAGGTGTAGTCGTTCACCGTGGTCCACTTGAAGTCAGCCAGCGAGTCAAAGCTAGGCACCACGTAGGTGTTGATCAGGGCAGTAAGCCCCGGCCCACCCGTGTCAATGATGGGGATGGCATTGCCTTCCAGGTCCCATGCCCGGATGGTCGCGGAGGCCCCACTGCTGGTGCTAACGACTCCGAACAAGTAACGCTCAGCCGCGTCTCGATTGACCCAGTGGTAGGAGCCTCCAACGAAGTCGTCGCTGGGGTTGGTCTCCAGGCCGTTCAACCAGAGCGTGCCGGGGCGCTTCTTGAGGCCTTCCTCAATCGTTCCGTAGGCGTTCTCTTGGATGCGACACTGGCTCTCAAGGCGGAGGTCGTCAGGCTGCTGAGACACGCCGCCAACCAGGTTGGGCTGAGACTTAGCTAGGAGCATTAGTAGGGACCGATGCCAGACAGCGGGGACAGGCGGTTCACGACACGCTGGACGGCCCAGGAGTCGAACACAGTGTAGTCGGCGTCGGTGGCCTCCTGATCACGCAGGTCGAGCAGGGCCATCATCTCGTCACGCTCTTGGAACTGGTGGATGTTGGGAGCACCGGCCGCAGTGTCCTGAAAGATGCGAGCAGCTCGAACCATGATGTAGCGGCGGGCCGCCTCAGGGATCTTCTCGAAGTCCTGGAATAGCACGACCTCCACCTTCATGGACGTGGTGAACGTGCTCGAGTTGGTCACCGTGTTGTACAGCTTCGCATCGCGGACAACGATGTCGTAGTCGCCGCGGTAGTAGCTGGGGTCATTGAGGTCGACCTTTGCCCAGGTAGCCTGGACGGGGATCTCGTTCGACACGTTCGGAGTGACGGTGATCGTCTCGGTATTGAAGTGCCAACCACGGCTGAGGACTTCCCGAGTAACCTCGTCCAGCACGGCCTCAGCTAACACTGCGTCACGGCGAGTTGCCGGGAGGGAGGCTACGGGAGCTTCGTTCACCGCGGCCAGGATCTTGTTGACTGCCTGGAGGCGGGTGGTGGAGGTTACGACTGCCATTGGTTGAGTGGTCTGTGTGGAGAGAGAGAGAAGGGAATAAGGAGGAGGACGGGGTGTCCCCCTCCTTGTCAGGTCAGATCAGGACTAGGCCACGTTGATCGAAGTCCAGCGCATGGCGGCGTCAGGACGCAGCACCGCGTGACCCATGGCGTAGCGAGCGACGAGCAGGGTGCCCTGACGCTCAACGCTGTACTCAGTCTGGATGCTCAAGTCCTTGAGCTTGACAGTACCGATGGCCGACTTGTGGAAGGCGACCGCACAGATTTGAGTCAGGTTCACGTTGTACTTGGTCGTGTTCCCAGAGGGACCGATGCCAGAGATGTTGGTGCCGTCGCCGGTGCTAACGCCCAACGTGCAGAGCTTCGAGTCTGACTGCGCAGCCTGCTGGACCGGGATGATGGTGAAGCCCGCGTACTTGATCATCATCTTCGGCTCCAACGCATTACCGTTGGTGCCTGCATTGACGTCGTTGTTGAGAATGATCAAGCCCGCGGTGTTCGTCTGGTTGTACAGACGGTAGAACAACTCGGGGCGGCAGATGATGTAGCGATCAGAGGTCGGGATCTTGGCCTCGTCAAAGACACGCGCCGTGGCCCAGATGGCGTTGAAGAGGGCCGCACTCACCGTGGCGGTGGCCGAGTTCTGGAGGTTGAGGTCAACCAGCCACGAGCCCGCCGTAGAGCCAACGGTGCCGCTGTTGAAAGTAACATCAGGCAGAGCCGCGTAGTCGGTGTTGAAGGTGGCTCCATCGAAGGCGGTCAGAGCCCCGCTGGCCAGAGCCGCACAAGCGATCAAGCGACGATCCGCTTGGCGGGCCAGCACTTCGCCCATCTGCTTGGCGTACTCAGCACGGGTCTCGTAGTGGATCATCCATTCCTGAATGTCAGGAATGAAGGTCGAGGCCAGCAGGATGTCGTCGACGGTGAGCTTGGCTTCGGCGTGCTTGAAGGCGGTGCCGTAGGCGTTGTTGTCGTCGAGCAGCGACTGACCAGGGGTGTGGTACTTGGCCGACGCGATGCCGATCTGAGGCATCGTGGTAACCTTGCCATTGGAGATCGTCTTGACCTTGCCAAGCTCGATCATTTGGTTGGACTGGTTGAAGGCCGTCATGACCTCGCCAGCGTACTGCTTGAGGAAGAGTGCGTCCGTTGCACCGCCAGCGTTTGCCTGGCCGGGGTTGGACAGAGTAGGGTTGTAACTCATTTGAGTAACTAGAAATCGAACAGGTTGAAACGAACAGAAGCGATCAGATCAGCCGTCCGTTCACACAAGGTTGTCGCTCGTAAGCGGCCAGGTCTCGCGGATTAGCAATCAGTCGTATGCGTGCGGGAGTGCTGCCAGTTGGGCGCGTCTCCGATGATCTAAAACAGTGAAGCCCGCACGGGGAACCATCCCGTGCAGGCCTCACAAAAGCTGGTCCTAAGGTAGCGAATCTCGTCGGGTCAGCTTGTACCAATGCAGAAGGCCGCACCGGGGAGCCCCCAGCACGGCCTTGTTGTTGTCTCAGGCGTTTGACTACGCCGTCTTACCCTTGGACTTCTCCAAGTCCTTCTTGCGAGTCGAGTTGCGGTAGAAGTTCAAAGCGACGGCTGCGAGAATGCCCACAAGACCACCCTCAGCAGACTCAGGGAGACCCGTGAGAGTGGCTTCGGTTCGCTCCTCAACCTCTTTCGCAATGGCTTCGACCGCCTCCTTGAACTCGGTCGACGCATCCTTGATCTCACCCTTGGCCTCGTCCACCTGCTCCTTCGTGGCAGTCGAGTCGGCAATCTTTTCGAGAGCCGCTTCGGTCTTCTGGTGGTACGTCTCTTGGACGTCAGCCAGTGCTCGGAGGTCGCCTGAGGTGATGCAGGCAGTCAGGGAGGTCAGACACAAGAGGGAGATCAGGATGTTCTTCATAGATCAGGGCGTGATGTTGTAGAGGGTGATGTACGTGCCCAGGTTGCCTCCGGGAGGATTCCCGTAACGCAATGCCGCAGCACGGTTGGCAGGGTTGACTGCCAAGCGGTTGTTGAAGTGATCGCTGATCGACCAGTCCGTGGTGTAAGCGGGACCCCAGGTCGAACCCTGCTTGGTCCAGCAGGTGAGCTTGCCGTGAGTGCCCGCGATACGGGACATGGCAACCACCGTGGTGTCGTTCATGAACTTGATGTCCGAGTAGAACGTGTAGGCGGCCAGACCCGTGATCGGGTACTGGACCAACGTCATGCCACTGGTGGCCAACGGCAAGGTCTGGCTGCTCAGGTCAATCGTACCGAAGCCGCCGAGGTCAACCAGAGGGCTCACCAGACCCGTGAACAGCGTATTGCCGTCGGGGCTGATTGCCAAAGCCACGGGGTAGGTGCCGCCAGTGGTGAAGCCCTGGGTCTTCCACAAACCATGCTCGGTGGGAGCAGAGGGGTTGTAGTTCCAGTCGTAGAAGTTCGAGTGGTTGGCGTAGATCGTGGCA